TCACCCATGCTCCCGGAATTCCAAACGCAAGAGCGATGTCCCACAAATCGGTTTCGTAATCCAACTCGCCCCGTCGTGGCGTCGCATATCGGCCCCGCGCCGAAACAATCGGCGATGTTGCCGGCGCCACCGTAGACAAAGGCAGATATGTAAGTTGTACCGGCCGCTGTCCATTCTCCGTTCGCAACCGCTCCGTGTACTGATTGATCGCCAGCGTGATCCTTCGGCAATGCGCATCGATAATCGCCGATGCCGCCGTGACCCACGCTAGGCCAGTCGTTGCTTCCAGCCCATACGTCTCATATTCCGATGGTTGCAAATAATTCATGATGGGTTCTCAGTTCTAGATAGTAGGGAGTCGGGTGGCCCACTCATCGCGCGCTTTGCGATGAGTGGGCCACCCGAGCGTTCGACTACCGGTCTACTAGCACTTCGTAGTGCGCATAGTTCGCGCCTTTCACCACTATGCCGCCAAACTTCACGACGACACTTTGCGTCATCAGTGTGCTCGGCAGTCCCAGCTTGAAGATCCGCGGATTCGGTTCCGTCAGCCAGTGGTACTCGATCAGATCCTCGGTCACGATGTAAGCCGGCAGCACAGCACTGCCACTTCCCGGTATGCCCGTATAGGGAAGGGCCCACTCCGGAATCAGCGGCAACTCGCCGGCTTGCGTGCTCAAGGCCTTCACGGTTAGTCCGCCCGTGATCTGCACCGTCGAGAGTACGACGTTGAACTCCGCCTTCATCTCGCGGTCGATCAGGTCGAGCAATACCGGGTTCGCATAGATCGCCGTTGGCCGCACGTCGAACGACGAACTTGAGACCATATCCGCGATCGTGCTTTTCAGCCCGTCTACGATGCTCGCCGTGGTTCCGATGGTGACGGTGTTTCCACCTGCCTCGATCTGTCCGATGGCTCCGAAATACTGCGGCGTCGTCGGATTGCTCAGCGAGGTGTCGTTGCCGTTCCACAGCGCCACGTCGTGCGTACGCAATAGCCCATCCACTGAGTCCGCCAGGTCCTTCGCCTGCAGATATGCGAACTGGCTCTGCTGTGTACCCACCTCCATGTCAAACAGGTTGTAGTTGATCTGCGAGACCAGCGCCTTCAGCGGAACCGTGCGCTCCAGTCGCGTCGGCACCTGCAGCGTCGGCTGAATGTTCCGCGGATCGACGAATGCCTGCGTCGCGGTGGGCGAAGGAATTGCCGTTTCCTCAAAGAACCGCGATGGTTGGCCCGTCGCCGGGACCTGTTTTATCCGTTGTCCAAACACGCCGCGCCGCCGCACAATGTCGAAGATCTCGGTCTGATACCGATTAATCTCGATCGCGCCCGGCCCCAGAAAGTCCGCTGCTGCATGCAAGTCCAGAAAATTCGCTTTCATGTCTTCTCCTCAATTGAGTTTCATTGCCGTTCTTGCCGGCATTTGTTTCAGCTTGTCGTCGTGAGCGACGCGCAGGATTTATCCCTCGCTCGACTTTAGGAAAGCGTGCCCAGGATGTTGTTGGTGAGGGTGAGTGCCGGATCAGCCGCGTCGAGGTTGGCGGCCATGAGTCGCAGCGCTCGCTTCAGGTCGGCCCCGGTCGCCGCCGCCGTGCTGGCCATGCCGGCAAGGTCGGTGTTGTCGGTGGCGTGCGCCTTGGCGAGGCTGGCTGCGGTGAAAGTGGATCCAGCCAGGGTGTGAAGGTCGGTGATAAGCTCCGTGCTATTGGCCATGGTGGTATCTCCTTCTTGGGGCGGGTCTTGTTCGCCCAAATAAAAAAGACGCGAGTTAACTCGCGCCCTTGTGACTAGCAACCAACGACAAACGACAAATGACTGACTTCGACTTAATCGATCATCCCCGCCCGCGCTAGTTCAGCTTTCACAGCGATTCGCTGTTCTACGCTCAGCGCCGCAAGCGTTTTATTAAGCAGCCCTGGATCCATCCGTTCGCCTTCGATTTCGTTCTTTCCGATCAGCGCCGACACCACCGGTGACAACGTCTTCCGCGCCATCCGCGACGCCTGCGCTTTCAGATCTGCATTTGACTTCTCCAGTTGCACAACGCGCTGCTGCAAGTCGGTTCCAGTCGCTTCCGCCTGGTGCCGCTCGGTTGTTTGTGTAATGTTCTCCTCGACCGCTGCGACGATCCGGTCCACTTTCGCGTTCAGCATCTCCTGCTGCGCGTCCAGCTTTCCTAATACGCGATCAAGTGTCTCCGTGGCTGCGGCCAGTCGCGCCGCTGCCGCCATCATCTGCTGCACCATCTCTTCGTTCATTCGTTTTTCCTCCCTGGTTTGACTCGCACTTTATTTGTGACCCAGCCCGACTTTGCTTCGCGAACGGTCGCGGCTTCAGCCGCGCCGTAAGTTCCGTAAAATGATTGGCAGTTTAGCCGCTGAGGCTACTGCTGCTCTACCCTAGTTCGATCCACGTCGCGCGATACGCCGCTTTATCCCTCCGCAGCACCGCTGCCCCCGTAAAGGTCACCCGGTTCAGTACCCACACGCTTGCCGCGATGTCTTCCACCAGTGCATCCGTAATCTCGTACGACATTCCGAGCCCCTGACGTGTGGCACGAACATGTCTGTCTGCGCTATCCGGCCCCGCGGATACCGATCCACCTGGCCGCGGCGGTCTGCCGATCTCCGCTACGATCTCAGGAAAATCCCGCGCATACAAAAATCCACCGACCTCAATCAGGCGCCCCACAATTTCAGCTCGCGTGATCACCCCAATCTTCCGCCGAGCATCGTGACGATCCAGCGCCGGCGAGTAATCCAGCCCCATCCCCATCAGCGATGGGATTGCCGCCTCCGCTGCCCGCCGGGTCAGCAGCACTCGATGCCCCCGCGCGCCCGACGGTGCCTTGTCCGATGCAACATCCACGATCGTCAATACTCCTCGGAACGCTGCCCGGTTCGGATGCCCATATACCGCCGGCATCTCAATCGCCATCGACTCCAGTGACAATCCCATCCTTGATCTCCTCGTACCTGCGCGCTTTACCCGCTCCAACCTCGGCGTCCATCCAGCAATCAGATTAGGAGTCCCAGGTGTTAGGTCTCGGGTTTCGGGAAAACCAATTGCCGCTCAGTTTTGTTCCTGAGACCTGACACCTGCGACCTGAGACCTGTTTCAAACAATCTCGGCCAACCCTCGAGCCCGTCTTACTTCGTTCACCGTGACGACTCCATTGCGCAGAAGGATCTCGTCGATCTGCGCCTGCTCCATTTCGTCTTGGACATCGAGGTCGACGAATACAAACTCCAGGTCCGTCCACCCGAGCCTCTTGGAAATCGCATCCCGCGTCAGATACTCGGACACTAGCCGAGCCGTAGGAACAATCGCCGACCGGAACGCCAACTCACTCATCTCTCCTGCTGTCGATTGGTTCACATCTTGCTCTAATCCCAGAAACTGCGCCGGCAGGTCGAATGCATCCGCGATTATCCGCAACAAGAATTCCTGCCAAGCCAGCCGGAGGTCTGCGTCCGTCCCGGCCGCGAACCGCAGCACCTCCGGCTTCGACTCGGCCGCAATGATCGGCACGCGCCCCGTGCCCTCAATCTCGTCCTGCCACCACCGGATCAGCCGCTCATGATGTGTCGGAGTTAGACCCTGCACCCAAAGCGCATACTGCACCACCGAATTTGAAGCCAGCCGCCCCGCATACCGGTATGCGCTCAAGAATGAATTAATGGTTTCGAACGCCACTTCCAAACGGCCCAATCCGAATGGAGTGTGCGTCCGTGGATTCAGCCGTATGTAACTCAGCTCGTTATCGTCCAGGACGATCTGTCCATCCGCCCCATACAACCCTGTCACCTGCGCATACCTCGGCGAGTCCGGACGCCCGTCCCAATCCGTCATAATCCGTATGGTCGCCCCGTCCACCGGCCACATCACCAGAGGCAGCTTGTCGGCAGAGTCTAGGGTCCATCCGTCAACCAAATCGAGTTCAATCGCGCCGAATCCACCAACAATCACATCCTCCAGCACCTGCTCCAGCAGCGAGCGGAACGAGTCATCCGGATTGGGAGCCTCAAAATTTTCGGTCAGCACTTGTATTCGCTGCGTGCCATCCGGAATCTGATCCAGCGCTCGCCCACGCCGCGGCTGGATGCGCCATCGCATCCCAACAATCCGGTCCTTGATCGCGTTAATCGCCCGCCGCGCCACCGGCGTCTCCGCGAACCGCCGCAGATTCGCCGGCGTCGGCTTCGGCACCAGAGTGTGGGCTGCCGGCATGCCAGCTCGCGAGAAACTCGGGTAAGAGAACGGAGCCAGGTTCGACCCCGCTCCCGCCGTCCGCCGTCCGTCGCGCCCGGCAAACAAATTCGTGGGAAGTAATTCCCGCAAAGACACTTCTCCCACCCGGCGCATCGCGCCGCGAACCCTTTCTCGAATGTTCATGGTCTCCTCGTCTCGTGTGGTTGTGTGGGGACGGGCGCCCTCGCGAGCCTGCCCTGAGCGAAGCCGAAGGGTCCAAGCCGAAGCGCAGCTCGGCAGTTGCTCGCGGCCACAACAACTTTGGACTTGCTATAAGTGTTGCTCAGGTCCCTCGTTCTGCTCAGGGCGTCTGCGGTAGTTCGTCCGCTAAAACAGAACGGCACAGCTTTCGCCGTGCCGTGTGCTCACTTCTCTGTGGATATCGCGTTGTTATCTAACTTCTAACATCCAGTCTTACGCCCGCAGCTCCCGCCGCACCTCGCCCGCGATCTCGGCCATCTCTTCCACCGTCCTCACCCGCACCGAATTCTGCTCCAGCATTCCGATCGCGAACCGCGCCGTTTCCTCCTGCACGGTAATCTCTCGGTCCAGCACCGCCGTCAACGAAGCCTGCATTTGTTCCCTTCGCATCCCCACCTCAATCCGCGAATATCGATATGCCAACGCCAGTGCCTGGTCCGCGTTCGTCGCCACGGAAACCGCGTGGAACATTCTCACGTCGTTTCCGACTCGATATCCAAAATCAATACGGGACGGATCGCCCATTCCCGTGTACTTGTCTACATCCAAATTTCTTTTCATCAGCTCCAACACACCGGCATTGGCGAAAGCTTCTCTCATCTTCTCCACAATCGCCGCCCGCCCCGTGCGTTGCTGAGCTCGCTCACCGCGCTCTATTGGTACCAGATACATCGAACTCAGCACCTCCATCTCCTTCGCTGGATCCTCCGTCAACACCGCCTTAGCCGGAGCCACATCGATCATCGTCCCAAATCGTTCGTTCATAAGCTGCATCAGATCTTCCCGCCGCCGCAAACTCCCCAGCCTTCCACGGATCTCGCTCTCCACCAGATCGAATAACTCCAACTCCAGATCCGGAGCCACGCACTGTAGCATCCTCCAATCGTGTGTAAACCGCAGCTCGGCAAATCCGCCATCGCTCTCCAGCAATAACAGGCCCACCGTAACGAAATCGTCGCGCAGAGCATGCGGCAAGAATCGCAGCAGGTAAAGTTCGAGTTGTCGCTTTTCACCCATCAACACTCACGTAGGGACGGACGCATTCGTCCGTCCAGCCGAGCGCAGCTCGGCAGCTCAAGCCTCACTTCCCCACTCCGGAAACGGCCTCCGCGGCGACCCTCGAAACGCCAGAATCAACTCCCGCACTATAGCCTTCCTCTCGATCAGCCGCTGCACCAGCGCCTCCAACTCATCCCAAGACCCGCCGTACCAAGCCGGAGGTATCTCTCCCGCCACTCTCCAGATCGCATCCTCGTCCAGCTTCTCGATCCGCGACAACCAGGGCTCGAAAGACTCCCACCCGCTCACCCGCGCATACACTTCATTCCTCGGATACACGCCTCGCAGCGGAAAATCCGGAAACGTCCACTCTCCCGCATTAAAGCAGTACCCCTGATCGATGAACGATGCCGAGTACTTCTTCTCCCGCAGCTTCCGCCAGAAAGCCGCCTGCCGTCCATCGGCATTGCACGTCCATTTATCCAAAGCCAGGATTCCTGCAAACGTACCCAGATTCCGTACCCGGTCCAACATCTCCGGAGGCAAGTAATCAAGCACCTGCCCTTCCACCGGACTCACGACGTAGCGCGACCCGAACTGCAGTCCTGCCTCCACCTGAATGGCGCGGCTTCCCAACACAATCGTCAGTTCCGCCGTGTGCTCCACCAGCCACGGCCGAACCTCCACCACCTCCGCCGTCGGCACCGGCAGTCCCACTCGCTCCGCAAGCCGCGTCGCCAGAAACTCATTCGCCAACACCCGCTCATGCTGCGGATTATTTCGAAACTTCACAACGTAGTAATTTCCGTCGTCGCAGCGCATCAAATGGCCCTGCGCTCCGCCTCGCATCCTCTTGACGTGTTGGACTGCGATGGTCGGCATGAGTTGCATCAAACCTGGGAAAAGCCGCTTTATGGAAAAGCCGAAACTCTGACAGCCTTGCACTCTACCCCCTGCGCCGGGTTCCTGCCTGTGACCGCCACCACATCGAAAATGTTCATTTTTTCCATAGGGTCTCTCATCCCACAGGACGCTCCGTGCGCCCTGCCTCCCCCTTCCGCACCGCCCACGCTATAGCCATCGCCATCACGCAATCGTCATGTGTTCCCGCAGCCGCCCCTGTATTCCCGTTCGCAAACCGTACAAACGTCCGGCACTCGTTCAACAAGAGCCTGCTCCGGAACAACCGCGGCGCCTCGATCAAAGCGTCCCCCAGATCCTCAATCATCCTCGGACGGCTTACCACCGAAGTTAACCACCCTTCCTGGTCATTCTCCTTGTATACCTTTGGATACCCCGCCGTCTGCAGATGCGCCAGCACGCCAGACCCGTGATTATTCCGCTCCACTGCCAACAGCGCCGTGTTGTATTCCTTCCCCAGTTGCACCATTTTCCGAGCAAACTCCCGCGGAGGCCAATGTCCATGCAATTCCGCGCATTGCGTTCCCAACTCGCGGTCAATCACTTCCGCGCAGGAGTAATCGCCCTCAGTCCCGCCTCCCGCCGGATCGGCTCCGATCACGTACTCCCGCCCCGCCTGCGTCGGCAACCAAATCGTCAGCCGCTCGTTGTCCCGCAACTCCAACGCTTCGCCCGCCCCCTCCAGAGCCCGCCCCACCGCCGCTAGCTCGAAGACGCATTCTCCCGACACCCGGAAACACGAGACGTCGTCCTCGGCATACTCCTGCCGCGCAAGTCCACGCAGTGGTGCCCATTGTTTCCGCCGCCACGCGATCTGTTCGTTACTGATCCCGTTACTCTGCAGGGCCTCCTCTTCTTCTGTGAACGGAGGTTCCGCCCCCGGCTCAATCACGTACGCCGCGTCGTACCACCACGGAAAAAAATGTCGCGTATATCCCGTATCCGCCGCCCGCTGCCACTCCTCATAGAACAATCCACCCGCTCCGTTCGGAGTCGACTCCAGCACGATGTTGCCTCCCGGCACTACCGCCGCTCGCAACGACGCCAGCGCCTCGTCGCCTTTTCGCCCCCACCGCGAAACTTCGGAGCAATGCAGGTTCTGGATCGTTCGCCCTCGTCCCGTATTTTCGTCCGCTGATGCCACGCAGTACTGACTATCCAACTCGGGGAACACCAACTGCCGCGAGTTGCATCGCGATGTCCGCAGGGCCCCCTTGCGCCAGCCCTCCGGCAGATTGGTCCAGAACCGATGGACAATCTGAAAAAGATCCTCTGCCGCCTCCCGGTTATGCGCCACCTGCAGGCTCAGCGTCCCTCGCTGCGTGGTCGTTTGCACAAAAAATCGCGCCGCAATATACGTCGTTATGCCCACCTGACGCGCTTTCAACACGATATTCTGCTTCGTGCATTGCTGCGAAAACTCCTGCTGCGCGCGGTTCAATTTGAATCCGTGCTGACGGATCGTCTTAGTGCGGATCTTTAGATTTTCTTCGATCAGAAAATCCCGCAGCGTCGGCACCCACAACTTCCCTAATCTTTCCTGTGCGCGCCTCTCCTGGGGTTGGTCTAAGCTTTTCCCCAA